ACAGAGTTTGTTTCATCCCAAGTCTGTGCCGTATTCATACCTTGAGGTTGACCAGAGCCAGTACCGACGATTAGGTAAGCTGTAATCTTGTTCGCAACTGCCTCGGCAAGATTATCAGTGAGCCATGTTTCAAAAGCGTCAATAGCCATCTTCGAAACGGATTTGCTAATACTGACGAGTTTCGTAATTTCATAACTTCCAAGAGTAACTTCTACAAGTGTATCTTCTGAGCCAGTGATGGTAGTACCTTCAGCGTGAAGTGATGCTTCATTATTTACGCCTTCAACCGCATAAGTAACACCGGCAGGAACCTCAAGCAGTGTAATATCTGCAAGAAGCGGCGCACGTTCCTTAATCTTCTTAAGAATCTCGTTATGTGTAGTCGTTGGAATGGCAGCACCGGCAGTTGAAATAGTCATAGCTCTCTTCTCAACGTCGGTAAGCTCATTTCCCTGAAGCTTTTTGAGCCAGGCACTTCTATATTCAGGTGAAGCAACCGTATATGTATCAGTAATCATATCTATATTATCTCCTTCTGTAGGTTTTGAAATTGTGATACCGTCAGCGAATTTCATTCTTTTTTCGATATCAGAAAATTCGGTATCGAGACTTCTAAGCTCAGTCTCCAGAGCATCAAGGTCAATGCCTTCAGCATTCGTTTCAACAAGTGAGCGAATCTCAGCTTTTCTTGTATTTATAGCAAAGAGTTTTTCAGTGTTTTTATTCATATGTAAATATCTCCTTAATATCAAAACAGTGTTTTGAGTATGATTGCTTTGCGCCTTTCCTCAAGCGCATCTTTATTTATTGTGTTTATATAGTCAGCCTTCTTGCTCTCCAGCATCTGCTTCAAGCCATCCAACTCAACAACAGAACGGCTGCTTATATCCGTATTCTCATATGCAGGAAATGACACAGCGCTAGTCTCAATAACCTTGGCTATATCAGTTATATGCCTTGTCGGCATATCGGAATCTAGGGACTCCCAGTACTCATCTCGTACAACAAAAATGAAGCTCATACCTGTAATGTCCTGTCGTTGTACAGCACTGTATAAGGCTCTGGCTTCACTGTTGTTATCGGTATCAAGAGAAGCTCTAATGTATAGCCCAATATCATCAATCATCAATCGAAGAGTTGAGCTAGCGTTGTTATTACGGCTTCTGGCAAGAGGGATATTATCAATGTTATGATTCACAGAGAACAAAACATCTCTGAAATCCGTTTTATCGAAAGCACCTTTATCAATTACTTCATAAAACAAACCACCGATACTGGTTGTTTGACCAATAACAGCAGCGTGACCTTCAATTACGTTTCCTTCGTCTTCAGCTTTTATATCTGGCATTGCGAAGGCTCTGTATTCCTTACTTCCTAGTATGGGAAGCTTTTTTGTATCTTTGCTCATCTCTAGCCTCCTTTTCTCTATAATCGACGCACTTTAGAATTATTGCAGCTTTTCCTTTCTGACAATATTTCGATTTTGAACAGCTGCCGCATATATGCTTGAATTCAAATTTGGATTTATCTGTAATGAAATCAGGATGATGCATTATATCAAAGTGATTGGCTTCATATCTTTCTTTGTGCTTCTTCGTTTGAGTTATGTTATTCGCCATCTTTATCACCTAATTCTGTATTAGCTTTCGTTAGCTGATATTCAGTTATCTTGCTGCTGTCCATGTAATTTAAGCTTTCAAGATATCGATCAGCATCAGGTGGAACAGGTAGATTAAAAATCGTAGCAATCTGACCTTTACTAATAACACCAAGTTCTTTGATAGCTGTAAACATATCAACTTTAGACTTCGTAGACATATATGAAAGACGATCAGCAACAAATACTATTTCATTGCCAAAGTCCATCTCTCTCTGAGTAAACACCTTTGCGGTTATCTCTTGGCTGAAATATATAGCCAGTGGCTCAAGCACTGACTCATAAAAAGCATTATAATCATCGTCTGAAAATTCACCGTTGACGATTTTTTCTGAGATACCGAAGTAGGTATAGATTTTATCTTTAGCTAATGTCGTTACCTTATCATCAATAACAGTAGTGTTAGTCGAATTTAAGGCAGTATAATCAAAGCTACTATCAGTAACAATTACTCCCGAACCCTCAGAAATTGATAAGTAGTCTTTTTCAAAAGCTTCTTTCTTAGCTTTCCTATCATTCTCCTGTAGCATGCCGGTTGCCTTAAGAATTCCCCTAACAATACCGCTTGTTTTTACAGCATTGATAATGCTTTGGTTGATAATGTGGAGCAGATTTATCACAGGAAAGAGGGCAACTTTGTTGCTCTCTCCGAAAAAGTCATTTTTATAGAAGTGCCTACGCAAAATGATCAAGTTATCTATACTCTCAACTGCTCTTTGTCCATTACTAAATTGGAAGTCTAAAAACAGGTTATTGTATTTGTCCTGCTTTAACTCAGCTTGATTATATAGAACCGGATATAAAGCGATGATATTTCCCAAATTGTCACGCTTAATATATATGTATACGTTGTTCTGCATGTAAAGGGCAGTAATTGTCTTATATAAGAAGTCAAAAGTTGACATATCAGGGTTTGGGCGATTGTATAACAGTCTATTAATCTGTGAATTAACCGGCTTCCCCTTAAGCCTATGCTGTGGAGCCATTTTACTAAAATGTGTTGCTATACAATTAACAGAAGCTCTTACAGTGTCGTTATCATAAAGGTCAGAGTTAAAATCATAAACCTTATTTGTATAAGAATTAAGCATCTGAACTCTAGTTAGTGCTTGTCCTTTTTCGGATGGATTGCTGCCGAATATGCGTTGTATAAAATTCCTCTTTTCTATAGCGCATCCTCCTTTCGTTATTTGATTAGATTTAGAAAGTCTTGTTTGTGATTTAGATATGAAGCCCATCCAGTTATAAGAGAAGCAGCGCCGTCAATTCGCTGCTTTGATTTTGCTTTATCATATTTCCAATTGTCGGAAGGATCACGGCATAAGATTGTATTGGACAAACACCATTTCAAAACTGGTGAATTATAGATAATGTTGCCAGCTTTTAGCTCAAGCGTAATATCCTTCATTGCAGGGCTTATTGTTTTGTACCCCTGCCGGATATCTTCAATCTTGTATCCATTATCTCTTAACAGCTTTGTACAGTAGGTAGTACCCCAAGGGTCTTCACCAATGACGATAGGAATGATACTGAGTTTTTCAACTACATCTTTCCACCAGCTAACTATATCCTCAACTTGTATCTTATTACCTTCACAAAACGTAATATGTCTTTGTTGATGCCAGATATCATATGGTACACCGTCTGACGAATGCTCTTTTAGCTTTTCCTTTGGTAAGAAGTAATGTTGGTAGATGCACTTGATATTACTGCCCTTTTTTTGAAGAATCAGCGTTAAACAGGTCAAATCTCCACTTAATGACAAATCTTGAGAGCCAATGGTATAGCTGCCTTTAAAGTCATTGATATCGAAAGGCTTGAAACAGTTCTCAATGACCTCAAATGAAAGCCATTTCTCCAAATCAGATTGTGTCGGTATATTGAAGTCTTTAATAAGCACTGTTGGTCTAAAAGTATAGTCCGTTTTTGACCGTTCTACATTTGCTCTTAGCTCATCTCTGTTCTTAATAACACCGATTGATGGATTAGCTAATATCCAAAGCGCTTCATCATCGATCTGAGTTTCATTGTCCATTTCATAAAAGAAAGGCAAGAACGCATCATCAATAATCGTGCCGTCAAGAACACCGCATCCATGATCATAAAGAGAATTGAAGATACTGTTATCAAATTTAAACCCACATGTAGAAATTGCAAACATCAGCGGTTGTGTCCTGGCTGACTGCGACTGCTTCAAAACATCCCATAAATTACGATCCTTCCAAGCTGCAACTTCATCACAGCAACAGAAGGAGAGGTTAAGTCCGTCTAAGCTGTTGCTATCACTCGCCAGAGGTGTCATAGTACCAAAATTAGATTCCATATATAAGTCAAGCTTGCGCTTTCGAATATGCTTACTTAGGTACTCTGACTGTTGGATCATATTTCTTGTCTCTTCAAAGACAATCCTTGCAGCATCCTTCTTCGTTGAGGCACAAGCCACTTGTGCGCCTTGCTCTGTACAGAGGTCATACAAGCTCAGTGCTGAAAGCAGTACTGACTTCCCATTCTTTCTACCGCATATGCAAAAAACCTCTCTGGCGCGTCTGTAGCCTGTTTCAGCCGATACAAAGCCATATATGACCTGTATCATTGCTTTTTGCCACAATAAAAGCTGGATAGGTTTTCCCATCCAGCGTCCTTTCGATTGCTTACAAAATGTTTCTATGAATACTAAAGGCTTCGTAGCTTTCTTGATATCGAATATGTAGTTTTCTTTAGGGTTATTCAACTCATCAATAACTTTATCGTAGAGCTGCCGAATTCGCTTGTTTACTTTGATTTGACCTGTAATGATTTGACTGTAATACTCACGAACATAATTTATTTCATTCAATGCGCATCACTTATGTATCCTCAATGAACGAAAGAAAGTCATCTTTTTTCGGCTGTTCAACATTATTCGGCAATAAGTCACATAGTTGTTTCATTATTGCTAGGTACTTCGGGATCATGTTGATATAGACCTTATTTGCCGGATGCTCACAGATATTTGACTGTTTGCCGTTTTCGTACTTATAAATCATTCCACTCTTATTAATTTCATCTCTTAATTCTGAAAGATTTACAATCATAAAAGCCGCATTGTCTATAAGAGACTCTGCGACTGATTTTTTATTATCATCAAGGTTACTGTATAATTCAGTTAGCTTTTCTTTTTGCCTATTTATTTTTGTATCTTTCCTTAAGACAGCCATAAGAATCACCTTCCTTTCTTCGTGTTTTTGTTTGGTCAAATCTTATATTAGCTGGTCTTCCTAATGATATTGGACATTCTCCATTATCACATGCATTTTCGTATTTGATGAAGATTTATTAGATTACTTTGGTGATCAACCATTTTCAGTTTTTAAGCCCATATCTGTTTGAAATTCTACGGAGAGAGGCATACGAATATCTATCATCGGTTTCCAAAGTATCAAAAACAGAAAGTAGACATCGGGGGAGCAAAATAAAAGACAGCAAAGCTTTAATCATTGCTGTCTTCAAACATATTTTATGATTTAGTTAAGTAGTTCAAGTTATCTACATACTTCTGATAAAGCATCTATAATATTTTGAATAGCTTCTTCGCCATTTTGATAATCGATTGTATAGGTATGTGAACGCCGGGATACAATTGACCCAGATCGCCGGTGAAAATTGACCCACTCAG